TATCACCATCCATCTTTTAGCTATCGTAGCTGCTGATCCTTGCAACAGGTAGTTAAGAAACTTGTGTGACTTATCTACCTTAATCTTACGGCCATCAATTCCTTTTGCGAAACCTTTGGCCGCACACTTATGCGTAGCATCAAGCAGCTCCTTCAAACCGGGAATAGCTGCGACGTACGCCTTTCTTATCTCGGAACCTTTACGTCTGGCAGCGGTTTCAGTGAGCTGTTTATCGAAGGAATACCCGAGCTTGGCGTCGCCGGCCCCATAGAGGAAGGCATAGGTAACAGTTTTAACTTGCCGTCTAGTGATTCCAATCCTTTCGGCGTTAGTCTGGTGAATATCCCCCTCAGTAAGTATTCGTTGATAGCGGCCATTATCGTACCTCGAGAGGTAATGAGCAAGCATCCTAAGCTCAATGCCACTAAGGTCAGCTGAAACCATTTGTTTACTAGGAGTCGCTTGGAAAAGTTGTCTGAATCTTTCATCTGATGGTACTTGTGCTAAGTTTGGTTTTCTGTGTGCACATCTGAATGTGCTGGTTGCTACTGAGCAGTGGTGGTGTATTCTGTTACACGTCGTACTCAGCTTCTGCCATGCGTTCACGCCTTCCGAGATCATCCCCAATTTCTTGGTAATATCGAGACATCGAAGAAACAACAGGGCTGTCTCCGACCCAATATCTTTTAATACGGTCTCGTCTATAACCGCCTTCCCTGATGCAGTTAACGATGTCGGTTTCCAGTTGCTGTGTGTCTTCAGTATCCATGCTATTTGATCTCTTGATGTGGGGTTGAGTTGTTTGAGTTTGGTAAAGGGGCATCCTTGTACGTACCCTTGTGTCCTGTTATTTCGCTTAGGAGTGAACACTGCTCCGGCAACGAAAGGGTGTCTCCTCCGTAGTATTTCAGTAGCTTCTGAAAGTTCTGATCTGAGAGTTTGCTCAAGTTCCCGTGCAGAGCTTTCATTAAAATACCATCCATGTTCTTCTTGTTGTTGTAGTATTAGGGCGACCTGATGTTCTAGTTTGACCCAATCAGGTAAGGGTGGAAATGTTGACATAGTTTTCTTGTAACGATTGTATCTTGTTCACAATAGTCCTCCATCTCCTTGCTCCAGTGTGACCAATCAGAAGTCTGTCCAAAGTTCCCTTTGTATTCTCCCAATCTGTGGCCATAGGACTCCAAAGAGTGGCGACCATAAAGCTTGGTTGGCATACCTTCTATCTTACGCTTGCGATCAACGTCAAGCATATCAGGATGGTACAGCCTTGATAATAATAATGTATCTACGATGCGACCCTGTGGTTCAAAGAAAGGGTAACATTCTTGCAACACCGGAATGTCAAAGCCGATGATGTTGTGTCCAATGATAGTGTCGGCATACATTAGATCCTTAACACCAGTAAGTATAGGCTCACTAGCTCCAGTATCATTGTATCTTGCAGTCTCACCAGTCTCATAGTCGAGAATGACAAGGCAGTGTATTTCAGTCCTAGCTGCGTCGAGTGGTGTTGTTTCCAGATCGAACAGGAGGGTGGTAGGTTTTGTCTCTAAATCTTGCACGTTGCTTTGCTCTCCTAGTAGGTGGGTTAGGTTTAAAAATCTGTAGCTGGGTTGAACTCAGCTGTTTCTTCGGGTTTATTTTCATAGAATTGACATGTGGATAAATCATAACTCAGTTGTGTAGCGACTCCGACTTCTCCTGAGAAACGGTTTTTAAGGACTCGCAAAGTTGTGAGATTAGCGTCAGCCTCTCCTTGCTGGTCACGTTCCAAAGCGATGACCGAATCGCTGAGCTGAGCAATCGAATGAGATCCACGTAGTTGTCCGAGGGATACACGTCCTCCTTCCTCGTGCGAATTATTGTCACTGTTTGTTCTCCTTAAATGTGATACTAAAAATAATGCGATGCCTGTACGCTCTACCAATGACCTGAGTTTCGTCATTGTTGAGTCTATCATACGTCGCTCGTCTCCATCGAGTCCACTTAATAATATACTAAGATGATCGAGGAATATAATACGACACTCCAGTCCACTGGCAAGGTATTCGATCCTATTGTAAATAACGTCAGGGTCAAAGCTACCAAACCCATCAAACAGAAAAACATTCCAGTTTGATAAGCTATCATTAAATGCAGCGGTGAGTTCTTCTCGTCCATGTTCTCCAATATGATATGGTTTACCTAGTGCAGCAGACATCAAGCCGAGTGCTGTACGTTTGTTGTTTGCCTCAAGCTCAAGGATGCCAACAGTCTCTCCTTTCTGTAGAAGATCAGCAGCAATAGCCCTGACCAAAGAGGTCTTACCACTACCTGATCCGGCTGTAAGCGTAGTCAGCTCACCATACCTGATGCCATGTAGCTTGTCGTTGAGCCCCTCGAATGGGTACTCATGGTCACAGGTTTTGGTAGGCTCTGTGACTAAGCCCAATAAGTTTTTACCATCTACGATACCGTCTGGCCTGTAGGGTTTGGCATCCCATATTGCACGTCTTATTGCTTCTTGGTCGTTAGCTTGGAGTGCATCGCTTGCATCTTTGTAAGCATCGAGTCTAGCAATTTTAACGCGGCCGGCTGGGAGTATGCTCGAGGCAGATTCAACGGCCTCACGCCCGGCTTCGTCGCTGTCGAAGAACAGGACGATCTCTTGGTAGCCTTGCAAGAAGGGTATGGCTTTTTGTAAGTCCTTTCTTGCTGCTGACGCACCATGAGGAAGGCTGACCATTGGCCAACCTGACATAACTTCATAACAACTGGCAGCATCTAGTTCTCCTTCAGTAATGACAATTCGTTTGCCAGTAGTTGGAAATAAGTGTTGACCAAAAAGTGTGCTTGTAGATTGTCCTTCGTAGTGAAAGTCTTTTGACTTAGTTTTAATTTTGAATCCAGCAACGACCCCATCATCTGTGTAATATGGGAAACGTAGGGTGTTACCGTATCTGTATATTCTGTAGAAGCTGTTGGTTGCTTCACTGATTCCTCTTTTTTTAAGGGCTTCTGCTTCTCCGAGGAATCTTGCTGTGGTTCTGTCATTTATCATTCTGGGTGTATTATTGTCCCCGTCCGCCGGGGTGTACGTTTGGCACGAAAAGCAGAACGCGTGGCCGTCAGAGTAACGTGAGTTAGCATCTGACGAACCACAGTTATCGCACGGCTCATGTGCCACAAATTCTGATTCTGTGTTCATGTTAGCCAATCAATGGGGATTGCGTGTACTGCCGCCCACTTGATATTGTGTTTCTCACACCACTGGGCGTATGTGGTTTTGGACTTTTTACTTATCTTGTTGAAGGGTGCTTGGAACACCATACGCACGTCAAGGTCAGGGTTGTCACGGATGACAGCCAGTATCTTGCGTCGATCTTCAGCGTCCCAATATCCTTTCGTTTCAAGACATATGCCAGAGGGAAGTAGGAAGTCAGGTGTGTAGTGATGTTGTATCGTATACGCAACCTTGTGTGACTCATACTCCCATGACACTCCAATCTGATCTAGTAGTTCAGCAACGCTGACCTCTAGCTTGGATTTAAAAGTCGTCTTCTTCTTCTTCGGCACTTTCTTCTGGTGCAGCAACTGTGGCTTTGAAGCCCTCAGTCTTACCGAACAAGTCAGCTACAGCCTCCTCGTCCATGCTGTCTGTGTCTACGCCTGCTGCTGATCCTTTGATCTCGACGACTTGTACGCCGACAAGCTTGAGTGAACTACCATAAGTAACTCCATCTTTCAAGATGTATGGCTTTTGGAAGAAGCCTAGCTTTACAGTCGAGCCACCATAGATAGGTGTCTTTGCATCTGTAACTGGTGATCCTTCTGTATCGACAACAGGTGGTTTCTTGTCCTCTCCCCATGAGAACTTAATCTTAAACTTACCATCAGCTACCTCTTCCCATGGTGTTGGCTTGAGTGTAGCTCTCTTTGGGTTCTTTAGTTTAGACTCTGCCCATGCAAGGACAGCTTTTCTTTCAGTCTCCAGTGCTTCAACCATGTCCTCACCTACAATAGCAGCGAGGGAATAGCCGAACTTACCGGGCTCAAGTATGGCTTGGAAGCCTTCTAGTTTTACTTCGTCTGTGACGTGTACGTTTTTGCTCATAATTAACAAAAGAAATAAGTGGATTCAATAACCGTCTCTGGCTGTAAGTCGCCAACGATCGGTGGTTCTGTCTCTGCCTGTATCTGACTGGCAAAGGTGTTGAGATAGTCATGTTCTGCAAAGAGAATCATGTACGTCTCCCTTATTATAGCACTGAGTTTATCCATATCGCAAGCTCTGCTTAACACACTGTCATGAATTAGTGCTATCGGCTCATCAAATCTCCGTAACGCAAGGTGTAACAGGCTTGCATCAAGACTATGGATAAGGTTAGGAGCAGTAGCTGCCTTGTGCCTGTTGATGTCGACCTCCTTCCCGTCCTCTACTGCGACGGATAAGTCACAACGACCTAATAGTTGTAGTTGTATACGTTCTACTTTCTTTTTAAAGTACCGCTGTCTAACTACGAAACCAGAAGGGGTCGTCCATTCTATGTAGCTTTCTCCTCTACGTATAGTCTTACCAATCTCATTCTCGATCCATCTCATAACTGACATCGGCCCGGGCACAACTGCCTGCATAGCCTGACGAACTGATTGAACGATGATTGTGAGATCGTCTTTGTCTACCTCGACACTCTTCTCTTTGAGTGCGTCTTTGATATACGACCTATTGGAGAAAGGTTTAGCGTTGTATGGTATAGTCATAACAGTACGCTTTACACATTTACGATCCCAGACAGAACGATACTTCTCTGGAATGTAAGGCTGTGAAACCTTGGCGACCACAGCATAGGCATCTTGTGGTCTTTCTGATGGCACTACATTAACCAACATTGCAGTAGATCTGTCACGGGCTAAGCCTGCAAGTATCTGCAACCCTGAGCAAGTGGCATCAGTAGCAATAGGCAACGAAGTCTGTGTCCTATCGCAAAGTATGCAACAATGATAGTACTCCTCACATGCAGCCAAGAATAACCATGGCTCATCTGCACCCTCCCAATCGCCTAGATTAGTAAATGGGTCAGTCGCAACTCGTGAGACAAGTGAGACATTGTTGTGTGTCCAGTCGAGTCTCTCTTGCATAGTAGACTTGTCTAGACCATATGTAGTAGCAACTTGAAAGGCAAGCCAACCCTCTGCACTCTCGGCCAAGTCAACAGCATCAGCAAACTGTAATAACGATTTACCAAAGTCTGTGTCTTGTGGTGTGAGAAATGCAGGGATAGGATAGGCTCGACCTCTGTAGTCAAATGACCATGGTATGTAGAACTCTCTGTCCTTGAAGCGAGCGACAGCTTCCATAGTCATACGTGTGCGACAGGATCTCTTGAACTCTGCTGCTCTCTTGTTCATGACCTCTGCCGCTGATCTGCGATACGCCTTTCTCGACTCTTTGTTAGTCTCAATGTCAACTGGTTTGGGTGGGAGGTCGTAATGAACAATCGGTAGAAACTTACCCACACTTATCCCCCTGTCTTGTAACAGCGTAGCGACATTGACTACGAACGGGTTTAACCGATATTTTACCTGTTGTATTTTGTTGAGAAAAGCAAGTGGGATTTCCCCCTGTATTAGTGCGTGATCGCCTCGTCGAACGAGCTCATGTCCGTGCATCACCTCATTAAGAATATATCCGCCGACTTGCTCGTTAGACCAGTCGCGTGGAGGCACTAGCATCGGCCATGCTAACGGGCTGAAAAGCTCTGCATTTGCCATTACTTCATCTTTGATGTCCATAAACTCAGCTGTTGGGGCTATGAACACAGTGGTCTTACGGCCTGTGCGAAGGCGTTGTTTGTAGAACCAGCCACTTGATTCCATGATACAGTCGAGTAACCAACCACCTAGCTTGGTGCGTATGCTTGCACTCCAAGATGTCCATGGTGTAACCTTTGCTCTGTTCATCAGCGTCCTGATAACAACTAGCTTTTGGTGTGTACCACAGGCTTTGTGCCAGTAGTTGTCCTTGAGTGTTTTAAGTAAAGCGGGTGCATGATGCTCGTAATGACGCATGTGACACTCGTCTTCAATAGCTTTACCTATCGTGGTGCATATATTTGTAGCGGTATTACAGCCATCCTTGTAACCAAAGACATTATCAAATGTAACCTTGCATGCGATAGCAGCCGCAGCTAGTGCTTCGATGCTTGCTAGGTATTGGTGTATATCCTTGAAGGCAGCTCCATACTTACCTTGATGTATTTTCTTGTTGGTATTATCAATACGTGCAACTACACATGGTAGTAGTGCATCAATAGAAGATATACCATACACTGTAGCAGAAGAGTACTGCTGTTGTTCTAGCTTGTAGGTTTGATCTTGTAATCTTTTAAGACCTTGTTTAATCTGTGACCGTTCTAAGTTGACCTGTTCCGTGATTTGGTCTTCCGTTATATGTATCTGCGAGTTCATCTTGCACCTGTGCTAGTAAGTGTTTACGTACTTCCTCGTAGTGAGGATGTTTTGGACTAAGCATCTGTAATGCTTGGTTATAATATGTGTACACGTCTGATGGCGGTACTTCGTGTGTGTTAGACATAGTTCTCCTTGTCTCCTTCTGTAATGTATTTTTCTGGTTTCATGAACGAGACGTAATCATGGGTACACACAGTAAACTCAGAGTCCATGTCCTTGAGTATCTTGTTGACTTTCTTAGCTGCCGCTGACTTGGATTGGTAGATATACTCTGTAACCTTGTCAGTCTCACAGTTGCGTGTACGTATCATGCAGAACACAGAGGTAGGAAACTCCCAGCCGTCCATCTTCCAAGACATGAACTCGTCATAATCTACGGACTCGAACCACTCTGGTGGTGTGTCCTTGATAGCTTGCCAGTTGTTTGGGTAGTATCTCATAGTTTCTCCTTGATTCGTATTACGTCTTTGAGTTTGCGTCCATAATATATTTTAGCAATCTCTTGTGATTTGTATGCAGCCTCTTCATCATCTGTAGCATATACAGGAAAGAGTACGTCATTGTCCATGGTGGCTCTGTATAGTATGTGTGTCATGTGCGTCCGTGTTGATGATTGTGATGTTGTGCCAATGCCTAGTGACACCAGCAATAATGAAGCAATTAGTTACGACTGTGAGGAGAGCCGTTGCACCAACTGCTTTGTACGCTTTTTTGCGGCACGTAAGGCTTGTGGTCTCTTACGACCTTTAGTGTTCTTACGTTTGGGTATGTCATAGCATATCTCAGCTATCTCCTGTGGTGTTAGTTTCATAATGCAATGTATGGGTAATGTCGTTCGCTGTATTTCATAGGGTAATGGTAATCTACAAGCTCATACTCCATGCTCTTGCAGTGATTCTCTGCATACTTCTCTGCTTTATCTCTGTTGTACACAATGTCTGCGTCAACATCAACCTTGATAAGTATGTATAGTGGTTTGACAACCCTAGTCTTGGGCTGTACATCTGGTACGTCGTCTCTTGTCATCATAAGTACCCCGCTATCTCACAGCCGGGCTCGTCGTAGAACCAAGAAACGGACAAGTCAGGGTACTGTTCTCTCATGGCATGGCATACAGCATCAGGCGGACACCATGCTGTTTGAAACGATACCTCTAACTGGTCAGGATCGTCGTCGTCAATCGAGACTTCATACGCATCCCACTTGGTATCCCAGTTCTGCAAACGCCAGTCATACCAACGATCATCAGCTCTTTTTGTTGATTTAAAGAATGGCATATGAAATGGGTTATCAGATGCAGGCTGTGTTGGTAGCTCACCATCCTTGTTTGGTGTAGTAGCCCAGTCTGGCTCAGGTATGAAGTGAGTAAAGATAGACTCATCCTCAAAGATACCTTTGATCTTGGCAATCTGAGCACGAGTCTCGTCTGAATCAGAGCCATAGACTGTGACTCTGTTGTGACAATGGTTTGGCATGGTTATCTCCTGTATTATTTGTTGTATCTTGCTTGTATTTTAGCGAAAGCTTCGTTCTCTACTATCATAGCATAGTTTGTGTCGTCTGCAATCTTTGACAATAGATTCTGTAACAATTCATTCTCGTCCTTTGAGATGCCTACGATTCTGCCTGCTTTGCCTGACTTCTTGGCTGCTTTAGCTTTAACAAGTGGTCTCTTGGCTGACTTGGCTGCCATAGCTGCTTCGGCCTTGGCGATTGCATCTTTGAGTATATCTTTCTCAGCGATCTTTGGCTCAGGGTATTGCTCAGTAGCAGGCTTGTCATTGCTGAAGTCATATACTGGTAGGTTGTTTACGTCGTTTGATGATACTGTTTTCATGATAAAATAAATGGTGGTTTGCGTGA